TTCAGTTCCTCAACATGGGACTCGGCAGCGGTGGCGGCGGTAGAGCCACAAGCGCCACAGCAGCGGATATCTTCCTTAAGGCCATGTCGTACATTGCGAACATGTGGTGTCAGACGCTCAACTTGTACCTTATCCCTCGTCTAGTTGCTTACAACTTTCTGACGGATAAATTCCCTAAGTTGTCCGTTAAGAACATTGGCGAGACTAAGGACTTTCAGATGTGGTCTGCTGGTATGCGTAACTTGGTCGATGCTGGCCTTATTACCTACAGCCACGAAACTGAGCAGTACGTCCGTAAAGTCTCGGACGTTCCTGTTCGCACTGCTCCCGTTACGCCGGACGAGCTGGCTATCACTGCCGGTAGTGCTATTACTGGCGGTGGCGAGAGTAGTGGAAATGTAGGCAAGTCCGACACGTCAGGAGCCGTGTAAATGCCCTGGGTCGTTAAGAAGAACAAAGGTAAGTTCTGCGTCTACAAGAAAGGATCGGATACTCCGATCGACAGTGGTTGTTATGCTTCGAGGTCTGAGGCAGTTAATCGCATGAAAGCTCTTTACGCGAACAGTAAGGAGTTCTCAGAAGCCGCTGAAGGTCTGCTTACTATGCTTCGTCCTCTTCAGTTCAGCGAAGCTGAAGTACAGGGCCAGAAGCTTACTAAGTGGATTCAGGCGTTCCCGTACGGTAGTTGGGATCATCCCATCTACGGCATGACTTACTTCGGTAAGCACAACGCGGAAACGATGAAGCAAAACTTCAGTGAGAAGGTGCATGGAAAAGATATCCTGAACACGGACTATGAGCACGGTCTGGACGTTAGTAAGGGTACGAAGGCTTCTGGCGCTATCCTTGATATGGAGGTTAGAGAAGATGGTATGTGGTGGCTCGTTGAGTTCACTCCAACCGCTTCCAAGGAAATCAGGGATGGTGAATGGACGTACTTCTCGCCTGAGTACTACGAGGTGTACGAGGATCATATGAACGGTGAGATTCACGCCGATGTTGCGACAGGCGGCGCGCTTACCGTTAAGCCGTGGGTTAAGGGTATGATGCCCATTAACCTGTCTGAAGTCCTTGTCGAGAAGGGGGTGCTTAACCGGGACGATACCACTGGTGAGGTTGCGTGGGAGGAACACCACGATCCAGAACAAGACCCGCATCAGCAGCCTAAGCCGGAAGATGAGCAGGGTGGTAGTGATCGGTTTAACACTCTCCCGATCCAGAAGGAAGCAGACGAAGCGAACGAAGAACAGGAGGCTAGCGTGGAGATTACCGCTGCTATGCTTACTGCACTCGGTTTGCCTGAAGATGCTACAACGGAGCAGGTCGAGGCTGCCATTGATACGGCGGCTGCGGCGCTTACCTCCACTCAGGCCGACGAAGAGGCAGCCAAGCAGTTTAGCGAGCGTTTCCCCGAGCAGCACCGTCTTATGACCGAACAGGCCACTGAGCTTGAGAGGCTTCGTAAGAAGGATGCCGAGCGGGATGCCGAGCTATTCGGCAAGCAGTTCTCGGAGTTTACCCTGAAGATTCCGGGTAAGGATGACGAGGACAACGAAATCGAAGTTGAAGTTACGAAGGGCTTTAGCGCCGTTGTGTGCGATAGCCTGACTGAGCTTCACAAGAAGTTCTCCGAGGGTGTGGCTACCCCTGACGATCTTAAGCCCATCTTGGAGACTATCGTTTCCGGTAACGGAATCGTGGAGTACGGTGAGCGTGGTACCTCTACCGATGATACGGGCGAGGAAGGCGCTGCTGACCCGCAGGAGGCCGGAAGAAAGCTTAGCGAGCTTGCTTATGCGAAGGTTGCAGAGGCAGGCGGCGAGTCTAAGCTGTCTTTCGGTGATGCGCTTGCTCAGGTGTCTAAGGACAATCCCGAGCTGGCGAAGATGTATCGCAACAGCGGAAAGGAGGGTTAGCAGAGAATGTCCGTCGGTAACTACGTTCTCGACAAGGGCCGTAAGCCTGAGTCTGCTCTGCTTCAGTACAGGGCAGTTAAGGTAGGCACTGCTGAGGAAAGCGTTACCGCTGTTACAGCAGACACAGACCTTCTTGAAGGTGTGGCTATGTTTGCTGTGAGTGCTGGTGAACTTACCAAGGGTAAGCTCGCTTCCATCCGAATGGAGGGAATCGTGCCTTGGGAAGCTGGCGCTGCTATCGCTAAGGGTTCTCTTGTCGGTGTTGACGCTTCAGGTCGTTGTATCCTCGCGGCTTCCGGTAAGCGTGTTCACGGTAGGGCACTCTACGTCGCTGGCGCAGCAGGTGACGTTATCGGTGTTGAACTCCATCGCAACAGCCAACTGGCATAACGGAGGGTTGATACATGTATGATCCTAGTGGTCTATATGTTGATCCTATCCTCAGTGGCTTTAGCGTGGGGTACCAGGATCAGCAGCTTTACGGCCGTAGTCTCGCTCCTGAGACTCCGGTTAGCGCACTAAGCGGTCGTTACCGTGTTTTTGATCGGAGCGACTGGCTCATCTTTCCTGACACTCGCGCACCGGGTACGGTTGCTAACGAGGTCGTTGGTCGGAAGTGGAGTGAGGACGTTTACAAAGTCCAAGAGCATGCTCTCCAGTCTCCGATCTTTGACGAGGAAAGGGAAGTTCTAGCAGCAGACGGTGCTCTCACCGCTGATGAGAATAGCGGCGATCTTGATATTGAGCCGGAGCGTGACGCTACGGAGCTTATCACTCGCAGCATTCTTCTGAAGCATGAGAAGCTCGTTGCTGATACGTACCGCAACACTGCCAACTACGCCGGTAACCATACGGTGACGTTGGCCGGTGCTTCCAAGTGGTCTGACTACACTGGCGGTACGTCGTCTACGTCCGATCCAGTCGCAAACATCAAGACCGCTGTTATGCGGATTCGTCTTGATACGGGTAGGTGGCCTAACACGATCATCTTCCCGTTCGACGCAATCGGTGTTGTTGAGGGTCATCCTCGTGTTGTGGATCGTTTCAAGAACTTCGCGCTTACCAACCCGGATGCGTGGAAGCAGCTCTTGAACGTTCCGGCTCCTGAGAACTTCTTTATCGTTGACAGCGTTTACAACGCAGCGCAGAACATCAATGCTACCGAGACTATCACGTCGTTTTGGGGTCAGGACGTGTGGATCGGTATTGTTGATCCTCAGCCGGGTCAGCGCACTAAGACGTTCGGTAAGACGTTTGCGAAGCCGTATCCCGGCGGCATGCGTCCTACGGAGAAGTGGCGTGAGGAACCCCGTAAGGCCGACCTCGTTCGTACCAGCTATCGCTACGACGTGAAGATCGTTTCGGCGGCTGCTGGTTATCTCATCGTCAACGCTGTCGCGGCTGTCGTCTAGGAAGGGAGGTAGAGCTAAATGGCATACGCATGGTCTACCATCCTTGCCGGTGAAAAGACAATCGCGCTCGGTGACTCTGTTACCGCAGCCGATGTTGGCGGTAAGGAAGAGTTCGAGAATCTCAAGGCTCATGGTGTTATCCGTGACGCGAAGTATCCGGTGCCCGAGGACGTTAACGAGTCGCCGGTTCGTCATCGGTTCAATGAGCTTCAGACCGAGATTGACGAGCTTAGTCGCAATACCGACGCTTCTATGGCTGACCTTGCTCTGAACCCTGCGGGGTTTGAGCCGGGTGCAGAGGTAGAAGAGGTCAAGAAGTAGTAACGGGGGTAGGCAGTGGCGAACGAACTGTACGCTAGCGTAGACGATATCAATGCTCACTTGCCAGAGAATAAGGCGGCTATCAGTGACGCTGATGACGACTTGCTTCAAGTTGAGGCTTGGCGTCTTATTCGTGCTAAGCTAAGTACAACGTTCGCCACTGCCACTCTCAATACTTGGACTGATCCCGACAGTACGCCAGGGATCATTCGTAGCATCGCCGGAATGGTGATCGCTGCTAAGTGGTACGCCGAGCTTTATGCCGAAGATAGTGATGCTGATGCGACTTTCGCAAACAACCTGTATCTGCAAGCTATCGACTTGCTGAATCAGATTGCTGCTGGTCTAATCGTTATCACGGATGATGACGGTGAACCGCTCGCCGACACTAGCTCACTTAGCAGCGATGACTTTTATCCGAACGATAGTGTACCGCCAGTCTTCACAATGGGTAAGGAATTTGCTTAGTGGCGATTCCAGAACCGTTCACCTTTGAGACTGGTGAAACAGGTGCTTTCGGTCGTCGCGGTGGTATCATTACCACCAACGTTCTCGGCGACAACGATCTAGCACTAGGTTTCGTTCAACTAGCTGGCTACGTTGAGGAAACCGCTCTACCTCTTAAAGCGGCGGAAGCTATCGCTAAGGCGGATATTCACGAACGCTTCCAGAGCCATGAAGACCCCGAAGGGGATGAATGGCAGCAACTCTCGCCGAACACGGTAAGACGGAAAGCTAGCTCTCCTACGCTTCGTACCTTTCCCGAGGATATCCTCACTCATACGGGACTTATGGAGAAGCAGGCTACTGCCGATGAATCCTTCTCTATCACAGGTGACCAGCTTGTGTGGTCTTCCGAGCATATGCCTCCGTATTGGGGTGTTCATCAGGAAGGCAGTGGAGAGTTTGATGAGATATCTGCTGAGCGTTCCGCTTCAGGTAAGCCTATCAAGTTTGCAACCACTGAAGGTCGTGGACAGGCTACGCCACAAAGAGCGTTTATCGGTCTTAGCCAACAAGCTGAAGAACAGATCATTGGCGTGTTCGACGCTTGGTACGACGAGGGTGTTAACATGTTTATTCACCCTGGCACCGGTGTAGCCCAAGAGCGCGTTGGTGGGCGATTCGGGCGTAGACTGTTTCCGAGGGGCTAATGGCTTATCTGACGAAACTCCCCGAAGTAACAGATATGCTCATTGATAAGCTTAAGACTGAAGCTGGTGAGTTGGGCCTTGCTTTCGTCGGTGCGTATGGCGAGGCACGTTTGCCGCAGTACCCTGCTTGTGTGGTTGTCCCTGGGCCACGCACTAAAACGCTACCGGGTGTGAGCTACTTCACTGTCGATTTTGCGGTAGATATCTACGTCTACCACGGCGACATGACTATTCCACACGCGATGCGTAACAGGGAAGACCTGCTACTGGTTGATAAGATCGAAGCAGTGCTAGAGTCCGATTATACTTGGGGCAACAGAGTTGTCTTCGGTTACATCGCTGAAACTGCTCCCGGTCGTTTTCACCCACAAGGCAGGCAGAACCAGGAAATCATCGCTGGTACCCTTATGCGATGGGTCGGAACGTCTAGGAGGTTGATGAATGGCTAAGACGGTTGAGTACCATAACCCCGACTTTGAGGATGGTATCATCTTTGATGTTGGTGGGCTTCGTATCCCTAATGGGGGTAGTATCGAACTTGACGAGGAAGCTGAACTTGGCTTCTTCGCCAAGAAGCAGATGAGCGTTAGCGACTACTTCGCCGGCGACAAGATGGTTAAGGTGAGCGGCAAGTCTGAGCTTAGTAAGTCGGTTACGGACGCTCACACCGCTCAAAAGGTAGATGCTGAGCCTGCGCCACTTGACGACGTTGTGGCTGACGAGCCGGTTGACGTACCTACCACGGAAACGGAGGAATAGTTGAGTACCTTCGCCATTGGCGCTTCAGGTGCATTGGGTCTTGCGCTTGAAAGCACGATGGGCACTTATGTCGCGCCGACGGTGTGGGTGCCTATCCTAGAAGAGTCTCTGGCCTATACCGAAGATAAGTACTATTCGCAGCAGCTTCGGCAGCAGGCCACTGACTCAGATGTTAAGTCCTCTTACTACCATGTAGAGGGCGACATTCGTATGGAGGTTGACTGTCGTTTCCTTCCATACTTCATGTACTGCTCTCGGCACGCTATCACGAAGTCCGGTGCTGGCCCGTATACGTACAAGTTTACGCCTACGGCTGTGGGCGGCACTAGTACGGCAGCGAGCGGTGCTGTCCAGCGTACCATGTCGGTCACGGTTATTGCCAATCCGGGTACCGGCTTCTTTGGGTACTCTGGCTGCACTGTGGGTGGTTATGAGTTTACCATCGACGGTGGCGTTCTCATGGTTACCCTCAATATCATCGGTCTTGGTGAGCAGACAGGTAGCGGTACTCCCGCTTGGGTCGCGCCTAGCCTTCTCGGTGCAGACGCTCATACCGTCTACGTCGATACTGCTGGTACGGCTCCTGCGTTCGCCGCTGCGGTTAACGACTTCAACGGCTACACGTTCCGAGCTAACCACAATGCGGAGGCTCAGAACCGCATTAGACCGCAGAGGTCTGCTAGCTACGTTAAGTTCGGCAAGACCGACTTTGAGATCGAGTCCGAGCTTGACTTCGTTGCCAAGTCTGAGTTCGATAACTTCAAGGCAGCGACTACTAAGGCATTCCGTCTTACCTCGCTCAACGGCGGTGCGACACTCGCTGCCGCTACCGAGGGTGTTCAGATCGACGCGAACCGCGTTGCTTACGACGCATACGACGTTACACTCCCTGGCATCGGCGATATTGTGTCTGCTGGCTTCACCGGCCACGGACTCAACATCACTGGTGGAGATGCGTATGCAATCTCGGTTAAGTCGGCTACGAACATTGCTTAACGACTAGTCGGGAAAGGAGAGGCTAAGATGCCCGACGCAACCGTTAGTCACGAACCGGTCAGGAGGGAGCTGAAAAGCTGCCCTCCTGACGGTTACGTGGACTTGCTCCAACTACCGTATTTCGACATGCTAGAACGTCGAGACGGCGCATCACGCTTGTATGCACAAGCAAGCGAAGAAGGCGACGTAGACAATAAACTGTTCATGGAGTCCATGCAGCAGTGGTCACGGAGTTACGAGTTCAAGAAGTGTATTGTCGGTCATAACCTTACCGACAAGAATGGTGTGCCTCTTGACTTTAGTAAGGCTGAAACGCTCCGTAGCCTTAGTCCGAATGTTGGACATGAAATCGAGAGGCTCATTGACGAGCTTAACGGGGAAGCCGAGGAAGGCGAGGATTTTACTCCTGCGCCGTCCTCATCCTCCTTGGAGACGAGTATCCCAAGCAACGAGAAGGATACCACAAACGAGCTAGAAAGCGTTTCGGACGAGACTTAATAACCGAGGTTGTTAAGTGGATTGACACAACCCGCCTGTGCCGTGAGTTTCATGTGCTACCGGTGGCAGGCGGGTTGTTTCAACAGCCAGGACAATACGTACAACGAATGCGTAGTGTGCTGGAAGCCGAAAGCGAAGTACAAAGGCTTAAGGACGAGCGCGACAAACTAAGGTCACCCGAAGCAAGAGAGGCCAGAGAGAAGAGAGCGCGTGGTCAGAGCGACTGAAATCGTTATCATCGCTAAGGTGCAGAACCAGGCTTCTGCACAGCTACGACGCATCGCTAGGGACTTGGGCGGCCTTGGTGCCGCTAGTAACGCTGCCAACCGCATGCAGCAGATGCAATCGCGGATAGGCAACCAACAGCTTCGTATGTCAGCTCTCGGTGCTAGGCAGCGGGAGACTCAGTTGCGACATACCGAGCGTATGTTGCAGTTGGAGCGTGACCTTACTACTAACGCTACTACACGTTCGCGGCTTCAGCAGCGAATGAACCGAGCGATCAACTCTAAGGATCTTGACCGGCAATTACTCCTTAGTCGTATGATCGAAGCCACGCATCAGCGTGACGCTGTTCTTGGTGCTAGACGGGCGCTGTACGAGGAACAGATCAGTAACTTCAGTGCGAGGCATACAGCACAGCTAGAGATGCAACGTGCTGTAATGGCCGATCTTGTGCGGCAGCAGAAACTCATGGCTTCGCTGCAAAAGGTCGAACGCGCACAAGGCATCGCAAGAGGCGTATCACACGCTGGCCGCGCTATGACCTTCGGCGGTCTGTTAAGCACAGCAGGATTCGCTGCTGCTTCTAAGCAGTATGCAGACTTCTCAACCCTGGTCACTAAGGCTTCGACTCAGATCGCTGATAACGCCGGTAAGGGTGTTGATGCTATCATCGCATCGGGCGGTCGTCTTGAAGCTGCGATCATGCGGCAGATGAAGATATTTCCTGCCTCGCAGACTGAAATGGCTGACGCTCTTTATCAGCTTTATTCGTCTATGGATCTTACCGAGCGTCAGGGTATCAAGATGCTCGCTACCACTAACAAGGTAGCTGTGGCGTTTGGTAGCGATCTGCCGACTTCTACGAACGTTCTTATCACTACGCTCAACAACTTCGGTAGGTCTGCTGGTGGTGTTCAGGAAACTCTAGATGATCTTGCTGCTATCGTTCGTATCGGTCGAATGGAGCTTAGTGACTTCGACTCGATGATGAACTCTGTGGCTCCTGCTGCTCAGAGCGCGGGATACAGTCTTAAGGAGATGGGTGGCGCTATGGCGCTTATCACCCGTCTGATTCCTTCACAGGAAAGGGCTGCCACAGGGCTTGCACGTCTTATCGACATTTTCGGTAACCGCGACTTCCAGGCTGGTATGGCTAAGGCCGGTGTCGCTATCACAGACATGACCGGTCAGCTCCTTCCGTTTGAAGAGATCATTAGGCGCATCGCCAGTCTTGAACCGAAGGGCCAGGGTCTTCAGAACTTTATCCAGATTATGACCGCTAGTGGTCGCGGTCGCGGTCAGGGCATTACTGGTCAGGCTAACGCACGTCGCGCGCTTGTGCAGCTTGTCAAGCATTATCAGGAACTCCACAGAGCGCAGCTTGACGTGAACGACTCCACAGGGGAGTTTAACCAGCGGTTCCAGGCTATGATGCAGACGCCTGGTGTTCAGTGGGCACTCTTCATTAACCAGCTTAGAACGCTAGCACTGGAAATCGGTAGAGACGCGCTGCCTGCCATTGTAAAGCTGATGGGCTTTATCCGTGGTCTTATCGACAGATGGAGGGAACTGTCGCCTGAGACACGTCACGCCATTGTGTACTTTACGGCGCTCAGTGGTGTCATCATGCTTATCGCCGGCCCGATCGTTACACTGCTCGGTTCACTCGCTAGCATGATTACGATGTTTGTGCTGATGAGCAAGGTTCTCGGTGCTACAGGTAGTGCTGGTCTGCTTGGTAGGCTCGGACTCCTGCTAACCTTCCTTGGCCGGTTGTCTGCGATTGGTGCCATTCTCATCACTGTGAAGCTGATTGTGGATAGCTCACAGCTTAAAGCTATTAGAGGATGGATCGAGGAACACGTACCTGGCGGTGGTACTCTCAATAACATTCTTGGCTTTAGTGGCAAGGACTTGTTGGGTAAGCTAGGTTTGGGTGGTGGCGACGGAGGTAGCGAAGGTATCTTCAATCCTAACGCTAAGCTGTTCGGCTCTCCGCAACAGAAGGCTAACGCCAGGAAGATGCTCTCAGATATCACTAAGGCACGTGACCCGGTTGCCAAGCTTAAACAGACTCTCAATGAAAGCAATGCAGCTTTCGTTAAGAACCTGAAGTCGGGCATGTTGATGGAAGACATTATGAAGAAGGTTGGCACTCAGATCGACGGTACCGCTGCTGCACAGAAGCAGTACAACGACGAGCTTAAACAGTGGACTAACCAGCGCGCTGATGTTCTCCGTACCGCACACGAAGAGTACGAGAGCATCATTGATCGCGCCGTCGATAACATGATCGCCAAGTACAATGAGTTTAAGCAGGCTAATGAATCAGCGTTCGGTACGCTGTTCCAAGGGCCAATGCTGACTGGCGAGTCTTTCCAAGAAGCGCAGGAATGGGGCATTAGCCCGACTATCGGCATTATCAACAAAGACCTTCAGCAGCAGATCAATGCGTTCAACGGTTGGAAGTCTGACCTCAATGCACTAGCCAAGCGCGGTGCACCGAAGCAGCTCGTACAGGAGCTTACTGATCTTGGCCCTGATGCTGCCGATAAGATCGAAGTTCTGCGTAAGGCATCGCCTAAGATGTTCAACCGCTTCATTGCACTGTGGAAGCAGAAGAACAAGGCTATCGAGCGGGAGACTAAGCGCGACTTCAATAACCAGCTTAAGATTTGGCAATCGCATGGCAAGAACATGGGCCTTAAGATCATTGCCGGTCTTGAAAGCGAAGGCGGCGCTTTGGAGAATACCATGCGGAATATCCTTCGCAACTCGTTTAACGGTGACTTGCTGAACGAGATTGTCAACAAGGCTCTTAGCGAGTTCATGCGTGACCATCCCGCTCCCACACGTCCTACTGGTACGAACGTTCCTAGCTCCAATATCCCACCGCGTAATACGGGCGGTAGTCGAGCGATCCCGATTAATCAGATGAACCTTC